GCCCCGCCGGAGCGGGACCACACCCTAACCTAAACCAACCTATGAAGATCAGGCATTACACAGAGCATCCTTCATTGCGGAGAAGGAGGCTGCATGTGCCAGATAAGAATCCCAGAATGAGTTCAGCACGATACGTACCTTATTGCCTATAGCCTGGCTCTTCTCATCAACAACTATATCGATGATGCCAAAGTTGGCAATAACAAGCTCGTTCCAGTTCCCGAATATGACTGCAGAGCAAACATCTGTTGATGTTCCCTTATCAAGATCCCCGGGCACCTGAGTTGTCACGCCTGCCTTAAATCCCAGCAGCATATCCTGAACATTCACGGCCCATACTCTCTCGGGGTGACCAGATTCAATCGCGGTGCTCTGCAGCTTCCAGCGTGCCTTCGGGTTTGTGAGGAACCCAAGGGCTCCGATATCGGCATCGTCAACAGCCACCTCTTTTACAAGAGCCAGCATATGAGCGAGCGTGGGAGCCAGGCCATTGGTACCGCCGGCCACATCGCCGATCCCTGAAGTTGAGAGCAATCCTGTTGGGCCATTACTAGCGCCCTTGATGGCAGCTGCATCAAGTTCAATCTGCATTCCTTTGATGAACAAACCACGAATGAGGTTTTCAACAGAGTACTCGCTCTGGAATATAAGCTGCTTGCTTATATCCTGGTAGCAGGCAAGACGTTTCGGAGTTACCGAAACAGCTTCGGTGTCGGATCCGGCATCAGCTGCATTTGCAACCTCGGTTGCCCATGCTGCAGTAGCCTTGGTAGCCACGCGGGGAATAGAAAGATTACCTTTCAACCCACTGATAGTCTGAGCGCCCATTTGCACGCATAACATTTTTGCGTAGAGAGCATCAATAAAACCAACCACATTGGTCTGAACCAGCGGCGCTGTTGCCGTTGTGATATCGGCACGCTTCTGGTACCCTCCCATCCTGAGCGCGATGGAAGGAACACCAATACCATTGACTACTCCACCATGGGAGGACATCTCGCGAATGGCTTCCTGGTGCATCTCAGCTTCAATTCCTTCGAGCTTGCCCATGATCGCACCCTGTATCGCTCTCACGAAAGAATACTTCCTCAGGTCCTTCTCATCATTCTTGCTGATCGAGGGTCCGTCGCCTGCCTGAAGACGGGCAACGTTTTCACGCTCTTCCTCGAATTTGATTTCACGGTCAAGCTGAGCAAGCTCAGTTTTGATCGCATCCCACCGTGCGCGTTCTTCCTCGGTGAGTTCAGCCTTAGTGGCCAAAGCTTTCTGTTCAGCCTCCAAGGCGCTTTTCTTTCTTTTAAGTTCCAGTGATTTCACCTTTTTTTGTTTTTAGTTAAACATTATCGAATAGCCCTAAAGGCTTGTGTTACTCCTGTTCATAATTAAATTGAGCCGCGCCACCTGATCCTTCAGTGATGCATTCTCTTTCATGAGCCTGCGCACTTCATCAGGATCGGTGGTACGTATTTCAAGATCTTTGCCGTCGAGCAGATCAAGGATGTCGCACACCCGAAACTGTTCAATCTGTGAAATGCGGAATTTCCCTCCGAGCTCCTTCCAGGCATACATCAGGGCGCCATATGATTCTTCGCGCATGCGGCGCATCATGTCGCGGCGGCCGGCATCGGGATTCGCGGGTATATTAACCACGCTGTATTCAAGCAGCTCCTGCCCGGCGAAATAGTATGTCTCGTTCTCGGCATCGCGTGCCTGGTCGCCTTCACCATATTTGCCATGGCCCACTTCTAGAAAGCCCACTGATGTGCGCCCGAGAGAGCCGAATAATACTTTGCGGAAAATTGTTTCGGCAAGCTCATTAATTTCCTGAGGCTCAAACTGTGCCTCGCTCATCAGCTTCTTCTCATTGCCGGCTCCTTCATAATACTCGCGAAGGCTCTTACCGATAATGAAGTTGGGATCCGGATCAGAGCACAGGCCCCCTGATAAGTTATGCTGGTATGCCACTACGGGGTTTTTGCGGTAATTATCGAGCTGCCACCCGTCCTGGTTAAGCACGGTATGGTACCTGTCTTTCGTGAAGGTTGAGAGAACGAAAGGGATTATCCTGCTCTCTGCAGTATCTTTGTTCACTTCGCCCCGGAACCCGAAGCTGAATTTTTTATTTTTGCTCATTGGTTGCTGAATTATTGTTACCAACTATATTGGCAGGGAGGATGAGAGTGTCGCCCCCCTCCATGGGATTCATGTTTAAAAGCTTGCGCCCTTCATTGCGGGTCATAACCCCGGCCAGAACCATTTCCTTCACGTGAGCTGTGAGAGAGGCCAGGTCGCCGCGAAGGAGTCCGTCGAGATTATACCTGATGCGGATCCTGCCTTGCTCCTTCGGGAGAAGCAGTTTTTCCTCGAGCTCCAACTCCTGCCTGCGCAGATCGGGACGGAAGGAATATTTTACGAACTCAAGATCCTGGTGCTCAATATTGCTGAATGTGGAACGGCTCAGATCGCGGAGCATGTGAGGAGGAAGGTTGAACCAGCGGGCCACATCCTGGATGCCGAACTGCCTGGTCTCGATAAACTGCGAAGCATCGAGCGGGATGGAGAGCTGCTTGTACTTCATGCCGTATTCGAGCACCGGGGTTTCATGATCACCTGCAGTGCCGGAATATGTGCTGCTCCACCTGGTTTTAAATTCAGTAAATTCCTTGTCGGGAATATGCCCGTCGGTTTCGATAACTGATTTCAGGTTCCCGCCTTTACGGAAAAACGTGGCGCCAAGCTTCTCAGCAGCAAGGCTCAGTCCGAGATTATCTTTTGCCACCTCGATGGGACTCTTGCCCCAGAGACCGGTAGTAGTGAAGCCACGATAATGAATGATCTCTTCGGAAAAGAAAGTACCCTTGATGCCGAGGTCACGGTCGTTGATGATATAGAATATCCTCCCGCCGCTCAGCTTGGCCTCTACATTGGAGGGGTGTATGGGCATGAGAGATTCCGGGTACCCGTTTTTACGATTGTCAATCAGGGCGACTCCATTACCCCAGCCGCAGAGCCAGCTGTTCAGGACTTCTGTCCAGGTGAACCGGTTCATCAGACCGTTCGGCCTGAGCAGCACCTCCTTGGCATCATGCTCAACCGGGATCCGGATGCCATTATGCTCTTCATAAAATTCAAGGGGAAGGGATGCCGGCAGTATGCTTTTGATAAGCATTGCCTGCCATACGGCCGAGAACCGCATGGCCGTATCCTGGTTGACGAGTATGCCCGACTCAGAGGTTCCGATAAATTCACTGAAAGCTTTCTTCAGCGAGTCATCAACGGACCGCTGCTCTGGATTCAAAAAAGCCTTAACCCTTTCGCGAAGCTTTGCCATAGAAATATATTGCTCAAAAAGCTTCTACAAAGTTCCGGGGTATAAAAATGGAAGTTGGTAAACAATGTTTACCAGTTTAATTATGAGTTATTAACACGTTTAGAAGATGAATTGATGGTGTTTAGAAAGGGTTATTAACAGGTTTCGGGTTTAGGGGTTTTTTTTTTATCAGTTCAAAGCTCCTTATAAGACTTCCGAAAAGTTCACTATTTTTTTCAGAGAGCATTTCAATAAACTCAGGGCTGACATATTGCCATGTAAAAAACTCGCTGTCTCTTATATATAACTCTTTACAACCCTTAAGATACCTGGGAGGTTTTTTCCCGGGAATATCTTCAATAATAAAATCATAAGTCTTGCCATCTTTGTTTGCCGTCCAGCGCATAAGAGGGAAGCCATCAATTCGCTCAATATCTATATTGCTCATGGCATTGATTTATATTTACAAAATTACACGTTTTTTTCAATCACTTCATAATTCAGGTCCTTCTTCGGCACCAGATATGGATGGTCGTTATCGTCCTGTATAAGCACATGCCCGGGCAGGATCATCAGTACCCTGCCATAAAACTGCATGAACATCTCTTTGCCTCCGGGCCTGTGGGTGAATGAGAAGTAACCAAAGGCACCGGCCTTCAGATCACTCATCTTCTTTTACCTCAATTAATGACATCTGGAAAACGCCGTCGCAGTAGATCCACCACTCGGCCCAGCCTTTCGTATAGCCCCGGTGCCAGGAGAAGGCAAGCGGCTTGCATCGCTTATGCAGGATATAGAGATCCTTCATCTTCTGCTCAAATTCATTAAGGAAATCCTGAACCTTGTGGGCGGGGATCAGCCGGCGGTCCATCTGAATAGCAAGTTCCTTGGCTGCTTCTTCGAGCTTGTTCTTTGCCGTCCAGTGATCGGCAGTGATGCGTGAAAAGAATTTAGCATGCTGCCTCTCGGCGTTCATGTGGTTGATCATTGAATCGTTCATTGCTCCCATTATTTTAATTGTTTAAATGAGTTGTAATCAGAATAACGGTACCGGTTGAATACATCGTAATATTCCTGGTTAAGAGAATCGAACACTTCACGTTCGGATATCTTCAGCTCAGTTTTGCGACGAGCCTGCAGCTCTTCATAAAAGATATCACGAAATCCCTGCCGGTCGATCATACGAAGTACACGGCTGTTGATCATGACTTGCTTAACCGCGGGTTTGATATATGGTTTCTTTTTTGTCACAGGGTTCTGAGTGTATAACCGTGATTATAGATGTCTTTTTTAGTAGCCGCATTATTGAGCGACATGTAGCCTCCGATGGCGTTGATCAGGGCCACTATGCCGTCGATCTTCTCGCGGCTGCGCTTCTTGTCGGGCTTTATGTTATCGTTAATATCCTGGTAGATCTGAACATTAGAGAGCATCCACCTGAGTACCGGATCGTTAAGATGATCGAGTTCAGCACCCATGACCAGGCGCTGAAATTCCTTGGTGGGAGCGCTCATGTTCATTATCCCCTGGGCGAACTCATCGAGCTTTGTCTGATCGAAGCCGGCGCGGATCAGTCCCTGGATGACTCCATGATAAGCCTTGGCAGGATCGTAGGAAAGGTTAAGGCAGAGATAGTCTTTTGAGATCTGCATGATATCGTTCACCTGGGTTTCGATGTCGATAATATCACCGGGGGTGGTGCGGACATAACCGGCTTTCACCCAGTGGGCATAATCAACCCGGTCGGCCTTTTTGCGTACCTTGGCATCAGGGATCCAGTAGAACATCTTGCAGACATGCCTGGTGACCTGGGGTTTAGTATATGGTTTCTTAACGGGGAAATTGGGAAAGTATAGAGCGAGCGCGTTAAGGTCGACGTGCGATGCCAGGTCGAGCCCCC